CTCGCGATGTAACAAACCACTGCGGCAGTAGGACAAATCACATCAACGAACGTGTACTACATTTAATCAGCGCGGTTGAATGATGTACTACATATAATCAGCATGTCATTGTGGTTGTACAACTGCCAAGTCCCCCCCAAAACCCAAAGTTGCAACGGGGGCGAACCTGTGGCCGCACAGGTGAGGTTGGACATCCCCCTATTGTCAAACAGTACGGTACAAGTCGCGCAGATAGTCACATAGAATGTAATAGATGTTATATGTATAAGCTATTGTGTGTAGATGTTGTGTTATATATTAGCGCGATTTATGCTGTCGGGAGGGGGCGTCTCTCCGAGCCGCGCATGTATGATTGGTTGTATATATAACCACACCCAACCCCGCCACCCCGCCTAGGGTATATAGAAAGAAAGAGGTTGTCAATATGCTATATATATGCATACTACAATAGGATGCTACTATAAGGAGTGCTCACATGCCTACTGGTGGATGGAGTGGTTTGTGGAATCGTCTTGAAGGTAAACAACACGATCTTCTTATTCCTAGAGGCCATGTTACCGCTCGACGTGTTAGTAAGATCGTTAAGAATGGTATTGGTAACACTCTTGCTGCTGAACGTGTGTTTCCTAATCTTAATGAAGACGTGAAACAAGTTACACCGACGCAGCAACCCGGTCAGCCTGTTGTTAATGGTGGACTCATTCCAATTGCTGTTAACCCTCTTACACCTGTTCCTGCGGCTACGTTCGTTGCAATGGTAGAGAAAGCTAACAAGCCAACTACCTATCCGCCCGACCTGAGTGGTAATGGTGGTGGTGGTAAGATGGGCCTTCGCTTCTAATTGTACTTATACTTAACTCTCCCGACCATCTAAGCGACGATCTCTCATCTAGCTTTTTGTGCGTTCCCCCGACGTGCATAATAGCCGCAACTGGATGAATGGGTCGTCGCTCTTTCTTTATACGTATAAGGGGTTGAGATGCCCACTCGCCAAGAGATTATTGAATACATTACAAATGCTGCTGAACGAAGGGGGATTGATCCTAATGTTGCTCTCCGTGTAATCAAAGGTGAGAGTAGCTTTAATCCCGCAGCGAAATTAGTTACACCTAGAGAGGCGAGTTACGGCCTCACTCAATTGAATATTAAGAATGGATTAGGTGTTGATGCTCTACGTAAGGGTATTGACCCTCGTGATCCTTCTCAATGGCAACAGCATGTAGACTTCTCACTCGATCAAGTGAAGAAGGGTGGATGGACGCCTTGGTCTGCTGCCGCGAAGGCTGGTGTGTCGAGATGGGGTGGTGTACAGCGCGACTTTAATCCTGAGAATATCCGCCCTCCTAAATCTATTGATATAGGCGATAAACCTACGCTTGCATCTCTTAATCCTCCCACTAAACCCACTGCTAAACCCCGATCCGATATGAGTGGCGGGATGCAGGCAGTATTAAGTCAACTAGCTCCAACTGAGGCTGGAAACATGGCACGTCCTTCTATTCCAGACGCTATTAGAGAAGCGATGGATGAAACGATGAGTGGTCGCGGTAAGGTACGTACTGCGGGATTTGTACCTCCTGGCTTAACTAAAGGTGCTGCTGAAACAAGAGGTGCTGCTAATAGACAGGTAGCTCCTCGTGGTACGATGAAAGATGTCGAAGGTGAAGCTAAACGCGCACAGGAATTGAAGAACGTTCCTAATGCTGGTGAACAGATTGCTGGTGGTGGTAGAGGTACATCTCCTGCTGAACAGAAAGCATTAGCTGCATGGTCAGAGGCGAACGACTTGTATCTTAGTGGTAAAGGTCCAGACCCCGGTCCTCCTCCTCCCGTTGAAGGATTAACAGTACCTCCGCGTGTTCGTAGTGCAACTGATCCCGCCGGTGCTGTTGATCCACGTACTGGTACAGCATTGCAACGAACTGATCCCAACTTAGCAGCACAGAACGATCCTGCGGGTCAGTCGGTTATAGCTGCGAAGATTAGAGGATATGCAAAGCCGGGTGTAGGTGCTGCTGAACCTGAAGGTCCGTCTAACGCTGCAAAAGCTGCGGGTGCAGGACTCGCGGTTACTGCTGGTGGTGCAGCGGGTATTGCAACACGACCTGATGAAGACCCTGCATTGAAAGCAGTTGAAGAGAAGATGCAAGCTGCTCCACCGAATATCGATCCGGGTACAGCGAAAGCATTAGCAGAACAAGAACGAACTGCCGGTATGCCTCCGGGTACATTGAGTGGAGGGAATGCTGGATGGAAGACATCTGCACTTAAAGATATAATGCCTGTGATGCAGGAAGTTGTTAAAGACCCACAAGCTCGTGAGGCTGTGAAGGTGTTGGCGACAAAAGCTGTACAGGTGAAGGCACAACGCGATGCGATGCAAGCGGATGTTGCTAAAGATCCCACATATTATCAACGAACACAGGCAATGCGTCAACAACAGCAGATGCCTAATGATCCTAATAATCCATTAGCTGAACGACAGATGATGGATGCTGTTAATAGGGATCAACGCGGTGCTATGACGCGCAGACCGATGCCACCACAATCACAACAAATCGCCGGTACACAAGACCCCGCAGTAGCTGCTGTTCAACAACAGATACAACAGGCACCTCCATCTGCGCGACCTCCCGTAGTTGCTCAAGGAGATCAACGACCACCGTGGGCGCTTAACAATCCTTATCCTCCGGGTGTCGCTCCTACTCCGGGTGCGTATGATCCTTCTGGTGGTGTACAAGGGATGCCGAATGCGGGACAAGTGCCGATGGACCCTGCAATGATGCAATTGATGCAGTTCTTTGGTGGTGGGGGTGCGCCTAGTGAGTGATATACTTACACTAGCTGATGGTACGAAGATCGATAAGGCTACAGGGGGAGTGATCGGTGCTGAGAAACCGACACCTGAATTGCTAGACGAGAATGATGAGTCGGTTGACGAGGAAGAGATAAGTGCGATTAAGAAGCGTATACCTATTAATCGTTTCCTCGCTGATCTTCCTGGGGATATTAATAGTACACGGGCGATTGCTGTAATTGCTGGCCTGACTTTATTCGGGTTGAACGATCGGGAGATATCCATAGTCTGTGGTACGGAGATGGATAAGATTACGGCGATTAAAGATAGTGAGAGATTTGGTGACTTCTCGAGTGGGATTATTGATAACGTCTTACGTGCTCAGAGTGATAATGTGAGGGCGATGTTTATCACTAATGCTAAGACGGCCGCGGAGCATATTATAAGTGGACTGAATAGTAAGGAGATGGGTGTTCGTTATATGGCATCTAAAGAGGTACTAGATCGTGGTGGCTTCCGTCCTGTCGATGTGGTAGAGCATCGTGTTAAACATGAGAATGAGTTGAAGATCGTACATATCAGAGGCGATGCTGAGAAACATGTGACCATAGATACAGATTACGAAGAGGCACTCTGATGGACGAGGATCAGAACAGTATCTTATTTCAAGCGATGCAGAATGAGATGAACCCACAAGCTATGCAAGCATCGATGAGAATGACTGATCCTAATAATCCGTACCCTATTGGCGCGGAGATGAGGATGAAAAGTCCGGGTGGTCCGCTCAGTAATCCTCTAAGAATGCAACGACCACCTACTGATTTTGCAGGAAGACCGAGTGGGGCAAATGAGAATATGAGAGGCCCGGTTGTAGATAGGATGCAACAATTCCAACGACAACAACAAGAGAATATGCGCAATCAGATTATGAATGAAGTAGCACAAGAGGCACAGACAGCTAATCCTGCTAATAAAGGAATGATGCAGCGGATATTGGACTTCTATAGGGGTATAGACTGATGCCCGGAGAATATGACGAGATCATTGCGGCTATAATGAACAATCAGGGATTGATGCAAGATCGCCCTGAAGACATTAGTGGTCCGCCTATTCCACATCCTGAGAACTTGTTTAACAATATACCGACACAACCGCCACGTCCGCGGTCATTGATACATCGTGTACATCCTAATGAACCAAAGGATGATACGGCGACAGAGCTTCAGAAGTATATGAACGATCAGAAGACATATGATGAGAGGAATGCTGCGGGTATCGATACGATGAAGCCACAGCATCGCAATGATGGGGGACGGAATTTCATGGATGAACTCGATGCAGCTCCTCCACCTGACGCTCCAAGTGGTAATGTTGTGCGAGATCAGTTCAACAACCTCCCTCCTCCTGATCCAAGTAACACAAGATACCCAATGACGGTCATGCCTCCACAAGAGATGATGCAATTGATGCAGTTTTATCAGAATAACGGCGGAGATATCTAATGGTTGCGCCTACTGTACGTGCATCTACTACAAAGAGGGCACGGAAGGATGAAGTTTTCAATAAGATGACCACTGTTCGTGGATTTGGACCTGAACAGGGGGCTAATCTTAAACGTGCGATGGCAGAAGTCATCTCCGCTGGTAAAGAGGGCAGAGATGCGATGAGTCAGATCAGCGAACGCCTCAACGCACAGCAGAAAAACCTTAAACCTAGCCACAAGAAGTGATTGGAGTGAAAGATGGCGACTAATCCTCAAGCTAATGGTGTTGCTCAGGACTTGACTAATCGTTTGGTACGTAAACCTGCTAATATTGCTAGTGGTGCAACTATTAGTCAGCCTATTTTGATGCACGGTTCTCCTCTTGTTGGTGTTGACTGTAGTGCATTGTCCAGTGTGGCATTTACTCTCCTTAATAGTATCGATGGTGGTCTGTCGTATCGTGCAGTAGAAGACGCAGTGAGCGGTAATCCTATTAGTATGATCGTTGAAGCTAATCGGTATCACCATGTCAGCCCTCCCATTCGCGGATTGGATATGGTTAAGGTGGTATGTGGTACTGCGGAGGCTGCTGCTCGTACTGTGATCTTGGTGAGTGATAATACGAGGCGCTAGTGTTCAAGCAACACGTCAATACACCGAGATACGCGAAAGACGCTGCTACGAAGCAGTACGTTGACACGGCTTTTGCAAACGTACAGCCGGGTGCGTCGTCGTCTGTCTTTGATTATCGATGTGATGCTACAAATACTAGTCCAAATGATCCGGGGGCAGGGAAATATAAGTATAGCGCGACTCCGCAGAATGCTGCTGAGACGTTGTATATGGATTGGCTCACACAAGATGGCTTCGATGTAGTTGCGTTATTCACATCGATGAAGTTTGGTGACGAGTTCATTATACAAGATAAGGATATGTCGCTCAACTATCAGAGATGGAAGCTACTCGGTCCTGCACAGATAATGCCTGATTGGTTTCAGATACCAGTGCAGTTTATAGAGGGAGACGCAGTATTTAGTAATAATCAATTAGTGTCTTTCGTTGTTACTTATACAGGACAAGAGGGTGAACCGGGACCAGCAGGACCACAGGGACCACCCGGAGAACAAGGCCCAATAGGTCCGATAGGTCCAACTGGTGCTAAAGGTGATAAAGGTGACACGGGTAATACTGGTAGTGCTGGATCGACAGGTCCACAAGGTAATCCGGGTGTAGGTGTACCAACTGGCGGTACAGTTAATCAGGTATTAGCGAAGATAGATGCTACTAATTACAATACGCAATGGGTTAATCAATCTGGTGGTGGTGTTTCGCAGAGCTATGTAGATACTGCTGATGCGTTGCGAGTGTTGAAAGCCGGTGATACGATGACCGGCAATCTAACAATTAATAAAGCATCTCCTTCGATTTTGTTAAATAAGACGAGTGACCCTGGTGGTGCTATATATGGATTGAGGAATGGTCTTAATCGTTGGATTATAACTATAGGTGCTAGTGATCCTGAGACTGGTAGTAATAATGGATCAGGATTTTATATAACTCGATGTGCTGATGATGGAAGCATCATCAGTGATCTCATGGCTATCAATCGTGCTGATGGTTCGATGAGATATACTGGTAATATTTCTATAGCTAAAGATACACCAGAGTTTATCCTTAATAGAGCCGCGGGTACTGGTGGAAGTATTCTACGTGGTAGAAAAAGTGGTCTTGAACGATGGGCAATAACATTAGGAGATGGTGACGCGGAGTCTACTGGTAATGCAGGATCATCTTTCCGTATTTATAATTACAATGACGCTGGTACTAATCTCGGTATTCCATTAGAAATCACTCGTGCTAATGGAACCATGACGGTAGCTGGATTACTTAATCATAAGTACATTTCTCCCGGTGCAGGTGGATGGTACGATACACCTACAACTTCACAGAAGTTCTTTGTTGGTACAGAGCCGGGGACGGAGAACTTTAGAATTTATAGTGTTGGCCCCGGTAATATACTTTTGATAGATGGCCCATCAGGAGTTTCTACGTTTAATGTTCGGACGAAATACAACATAGGTGGTGGGGAGTTTCTACGTCATCGATCGACTGCTTATGGAGTTATTCAATATACTGATCCTAATTACTTTTATTTCTTGCTGACAAATGTTAATGATCCTGATGGTGGATTTAACAATCTACGTCCCTTTACCATCAATCTAAGTAATGGTTATGTTGGAATGTCTCATGGGTTGACTTGTTATGGTCCAGCTACTTTTGCCGGTACTCGTTTGTACTGTAGTGGTGGTGCGTTTACTTTGAGTGGGTGGAGTGGTGATCCAGCTCAAGCTCTAATATTCTTTGGTTCAGGAGAGACTAAATATCTCCATGTTGGCTCTGATTTTAATTTCGTTAATGGAACCTTATACAGCAATAATTTTCGTGTGCTGACTACGAATGATGGTGCGTTTGGTAACTACATGCCGATTTGGGGAGGTACGTTTACAGGGACAGTGAATACAGTACCCGGAACTGGATGGATAAGTGATCCTAATGGTGCTCAAGGTCCATTTCAAGTACAAGGACAAAATGGACAAGGCGCCAAGATGTGCTTCCACCATAATGGATCATTTGCGTGTTATTTTGGATTAGATCAGAATAATCAATTAGCTATCGGTGGTTGGAGTATGGGCAACGGTTCATGGAGAATTGTTCATGAACAGATGTCTAATCCTTCTCTTCAGGGCACGGTGACATCTTCTGGTCCGATGGATGCTGTTGGTCAATATTACGGTCGATTGGGAATAGGTGGTGCAAGAAGTAACACATTCAGTATCTATTGGGATGGTCGTGCATGGTGTATGATTGATAATAGTAATATGGGTCAGTTCTCTGGTGTATCAGATTACAGGGCGAAAAAAGACGTAGAGAATATGAAGAGTATGTGGGATGAGATTAAGAAGGTAAGGCCAATCAGTTTCAAGTTCAATGATTGGATGCCTGAATGGGAGGAGAAGACACAAATCGAACGTGCAGAGGCAGAAGGTCGAGAGGTAAGACCATTCATTGTCGGTAGTAATATGACTGAGTGGGGATTTATCGCTCACGAATTACAGGAGGCATTGATACCGACAGTAGCTTCAGGCTATAAGGATATTCAGAAGGCAGTCCAAGTACCCAACCCTCTCCCGTTGATAGCGATGACGGTAAAGGCGTTACAAGAAGCAATCACTCGAATTGAACTCATCGAAGGGAAACTACTACAATGAATGAAGAACAGCAGGCTATCAGTCAGAAGGTTGATAATCACGTTAAGATGTTGATCGGTGATCTACACCTACAGCTTATCGTTTTGAAGGCTCAACTGGATATCAAGAACGAACAACCCATTCCAGTACAGGCGACGAATGGTAAGGACCATGAGAAGCGACCAACACTATAGGAGGAAGCGATGCCGATCGGTCTTATCTTTTGGGTCTTGATGCTGATCGTACTGGTATTCGGTATCATGCTTCGATCTCCAGCTTTCTCCGCGTACAGTTGGGGATGGGATTGGCTCTTATACATCCTGTTATTCCTTCTCGGTTGGAAGGTGTTCGGATTTATGGTTCACGCTTGATGACCGCGACTAGGAATTGGATAAGAGATAATTCAACTCTTGTCTATTTCCTAATTGCGCAGTTCATCGCCATTGGTGCGGGGGCTGCGTCTATATTAGCATATGCTGTTAAATTAGAGACTCGTGTCTACATAATGGAGCATAGAGGAGCGGAGTATACAGTTGCGAGAATGGAGGAGATGAAGTTAAAGATTGCTATACTCGAACAGGGAATTAGACAGAATGAAGAGCAGATTAAACGTATTGTAGACGCCTTGACGAGAGAAATAGGTAGAAAGCCGTGACCAATTATGTAGTGAAAGAGAATGGCCTCAACGACAGGTTCTTCAAGTCGCGTGCTAAGATACGAGTTCTTGGTGGCGGCTTTGCTAACGGGAAGACTGCTAGTGCCTGTATTGAAGCACTCACCTTTGCCCGTGATTATCCGGGTTCAAATGGCCTTATGGCTCGTGCAACTTATCCTAAACTTAATGATACTCTGCGTAAGGAGTTTATTAAGTGGTGTCCGAAGCAATGGATTAAGAACTTCCCGCTAGGTCAGAACTCCTCTAACATGTGTACCCTTAAAAACGGTACAACGATTAACTTCAGGTATATGCAACAGCAGTCGAGAGGGGATGAAGCTGCTACGTCTAACCTACTCAGCGCGACTTATGATTGGATTGTAGTGGATCAGATTGAAGACCCAGAGATCGTACACAAAGACTTCCTCGATCTGATGGGCCGTCTACGTGGATCAACACCGTATATTGGTGAAGACCCTACGATGCCGCATACTGGTCCGAGAATGATGATACTCACCTGCAACCCGACACGTAATTGGGTGTATAAGAAGCTCGTCCATCCTTATCATATGTATAAGGAGAAGAATATCGTAATGAATGACTTGATCGTCCTACGTGATAAGGACGGGAAGCCCATTAAGGATGAAAACGGTAAGTATCAGCTATTGATGGATGTTATTGAGGGTAGTACGTATGAGAACGCCCACGTACTAGAGCCTGACGTTATCCAAGGACTGGAGAGTACGTATACAGGACAGATGAAGGATCGCTTTCTATTAGGTAAGTGGGCAGCTTACGAGGGACTCGTCTACCCACAGTACAGCGATCTAACTCATAGTGTTGAGCATCAAGACGTTATACGTATATGGAATGAGCTAATAGACAAAGGGTATATTGTACCGATCATAGACGGCTACGACTTCGGTATCGCTGTTCCATCGTGTTACCTAATCGCATTCGTTGATGACGATGGCAACGTAATCATAATGGACGGCTTCTATAAGAGCGAGATGGGGATACTAGAGCAGGCTGATAAGATACGCAGTATCAGACAGAGATGGGGATTACCACAGGATCAAGACTGTTGGGCCGATCCGAATATCTTTAAGCGATACGGTGGCAATAGTGGCAACGTCAATGAGACAGTGGCTAGTCAATTTGCTAATCTCGGTGTCCCTATGCGTCGGGGTAATAATGACATTCTTGGCGGCATTGTTAAAGTCGGAAGTTATCTCACTACTAGTCGCTTTCATCGCAATCCTTTTACTGGTGAGTTCAACGCTCCTCATCTATACGTATCTCGTAACTTAGATTGGTGGATTGATGAGGTTGGTGGCTACTATTGGGATAAAGATAGTAAAGGTGAGCGTGATGACAGACCGAATGATCGCAATGACCATGCGATGGATACAACGAAGTACATGCTCACGAAGCTAGACGCGATAGCAAGGCTCGATCCACGGCACAATCAGGAATATAAGTACTTGAAGTGGATGGAGAGTGAGCCTACAAACGTTGCAGCTAGAAAGTGGCGTCACGGTAGAGAACGTCAACAACAGATGAGCGAGTTATCATAATGGAACCCGATGCAGAAATGGCAGGCATGGAAGCCATTAAAGATAGCCTCGTTGAAGGTGGAGTAAAGCCTGAGAAGGCTGCTGAGAAATATTCACCATCTTATAAGATGATGGAAGATACTAAAATCCCTGTATCGAAGCAGATGGGGAAATTGTGGAAATCCCGACGCGATCAGGCAAAGGCGAAGTTGAAGAATGAAGGGATAGCAGATGCGTGGGATGAGTGCATTCGGTACTATAATAATGACCAGGTTACTCATAGTAACATCAGCGATAGCCCTAATGTATCGCGCATGTCGAGAAAAGGTACGGGAATTTCGGACGAGCACATCGAAACCGAAAACGTAGTCTTTGCTAATACTACTGCGCTAGTTCCCGCTACCTACGCTAAAAATCCAGACGTAGAACTAACTCCGACGAATAAACAAGATGACAAGCTCGCTGCATTCTCTACATGCTGTGAGCGACTTGTTAATGCGCTATTTGCAAAGAAAGTCACCCCCGGTATCAACCTCAAGCCTAAAGCTCGTAAGTGTATCATCATGTGTACACTGACGAACGTTGCTTATATGGAGTTGGGATGGACGGAGAAGGAGGATAGCAGTGAGGCGACGCTTGCCGATATACAACATGAGGCGGATAGACTGGCGAAGGCAAAAGATATTCATGAGATTGAGGAAGTTGAGGGATGTTTGGCGGCGCTAGAGGACAAGATTAACGTTCTCAGTCCTGCTGGACCGTGGGCGAAGTTCAGACATCCAAAGGACGTATTACGTGATCCGGGTACTACACATAATGACTTGACTGACTGCAATTGGTTGATGATTGCAGACTTCGTACCGACGACACTGCTACGGGCTATTTACTTTAAGAAGAAGGAGGATAAAGACGACGAGTGGGAGTCGATCTACGCACCGACGCATATTCTAAATGCAAAGTCGAGTGGTGGACATGATGAGGAGATTAACAACTTCTCGCTATTAGACGGCCATAAGGATTGTCACGCCTACGGATATGATGATGAGGACACATATGAAAAAGCGAAGTACACGAAAGTCTGGAGAGTCTACGACAGAGTTACTCGCAGGCTACTGCTATTTAACGATAAGAATTGGTCATGGCCCATTTGGGTTTGGGACGACCCTTACAATCTCACCAACTTCTTCCCCGTCGTTTGCTTGGAGTTTTATACCGATCCAGAAGGAGATTATGCTAGATCGGAGGTGATGTATTATCTCGATCAGCAAGATGCGATCAATGAGATCGCTAGTGAGCGTAGACGGGCGATAGCATGGGCACGTAAGAATGTGTTCTACGATATCGACTCGATTAAAGACCCTGCAATCATCTCAGCCTTTCTTAGTGGCGCTGAGAAAGGAGGGGCGGTTGGTGTGAAGGTGCCTGACGGTAAGAAGATACAAGACATTATCTTCAGCGTACCTCCACCATCTGGTCAATTTATGCAACTGTTTGATGCACAGCCTTATCTACAGGCAATTGATCGTGTGTCATCAGTCACGAACGTAATGAGAGGTGTCGAGTATAAAACCAATACGACTAATAAAGCTATCGAGTCGTATGAAAGCCAGACGCAGACACGCCTTGATGAGAAGATAGATCAGATTGAAGAGTTCATTGGTAACATCGGTGCGATCCTCTTAGAACTCTGCGTATCTAAGATGCCTGCTGAGATGGTATCAGTGCTTGTAGAACCGAAGAGTGCTGAAGTGTGGTCAATGCTCACGCCAATGACCCCTCAAGACTTCCATTCTAAGATATCATTGAGAATGGTTGGTGGATCGGCACTCAAGCCTACAGCACGTACTAAAAAGGAAGAGGCAGTTCAAATCGGACAGGTACTCGGTCAATTCGGCAAGGCAGTACCTGCATCGATACTTGTAATGATGAAAGTGTTTGAGAGAGCCTTTGATGAGGTAGTTATAACAGAGGAGGATTGGGGATTAATTAGAGCGTCTATCGAGAAACAGTTGGCCCCGGAGGAAGGCGGACAGCAACAGCCCGGTGGAGATCAACTAGCCGAAGTCGAACAACAGATAAACCAACTACCTCCACAAGCTAAACAAGCTCTTGGAGCAGCTATGGCTAAAGGTGTACCCATCAGACAGGCGATGGAAGAGATTATGATGAGGGTACAACAAGGCCAACAGAATAGAGTTACGGAGATACACAATGAAAGTGCGACTCCGAAGCAACCTAGTATAGCTAGAGGACAGCAAAATGGCGCCCCGCAGGGAATCCCTCAACAGTGACGTAGAAGACGGAATGCTTGATGAAGTACCTGGACTTGCAGAAGATACAGGTGGTGATGAGTTTTCTGGTGTTGAAGGTGGTGAAGAAGTAGAAGCTGAACCACGACACTCACAACAACAGCAAGACCCAACTGAATTACGCCAGCAGGATGAAGGTCAAGTTAGGTATGACCAAGCTGGTAATGTTGTAGACGCACGGGGCAATATAGTAGCCCCTGCTGGTCGTGGTCGTAGACTTGACGAACAGAATAGAAGATATCGCGGTCTATTGGATGCTAAAGAACGTGAGTTGCAGCAGTTTAAGGCACAGGTGAGTGAGGCGAACTTCCTTAATGGGGCACCGGCAAAACTCGGCCTAAACAACGATGAGACGGCCGCTGCCCTTGACATGATGGCGCTTTTCAAGAATAATCCGTCGCAGCTTGTGCAGATTGTTCTAGCTGAAGCGCAGGCTAAAGGAGTAGACTTAAATAAATTACTCGGATCGAACATAGGTGCTGTTCAGACCGATGCGATTAAGAAGTTGCTGGATGAACGTTTAGCTCCTCTAGACAAGATCAATAAAGAGCGAGCAGAGAACGAACGAGTCACTTCAGCAGTTCAGACACGTTATAATACATTCCTGTCTAAATACCCTGACGCTGATCCGCATCAGGATGCTATCGCGAACTTAATGCGTACACAGGGGCTTCACGAGACTGAGGCTTACTTTAGAGTACGCGAGTTTGCGCTACGGAATGGACTTGATTTCAATAGTCCACTAGGCCCGCAGCTTGCTCAGGTGATGCAGCGTGGTCAGCCGCAGCAACAGACAGCATCTCGTCGTCGTCCTATTGTTAATGGCCGTGCGCCAAGTAACGGGATGACAGAACGGAAAACAGAGGTGTCTTCTCCTGATCGATCTTACGCTTCGATCATTGACGAAGCACTCGCAGAGTCAGGATACCAAGGCTAATGTCAACACTAGCAACGGTTCTCAACTCAACTCTCACTAAGTCGCGTGGGAAGTTGATTATGGCTGCTGTTAAATCCAACGCTTTCGTAGCGTGGGCGATGGCTACCAATCGCGTCGAGTATGAAGATGGCGGTTGGGAAATCACTAATCCTCTCACGGTAGGCCGTAATCCCAACGTAGGGACTTATGAGTACTACCAGACTCTCCCGGTCAATCAGACGAACGAGTTTACGACTGTTCGTTATGGTTGGTCACGTTTCGCTGGTACGGTTATCATCAGCGAGCAGGAAGAGGATGAGAACAAAGGACGAGCACAAATCTTCAAGCTGATGAAGGCGAAGATGGAAGTGCTTGAGGAGTCGATTAAGGAGCAGTTCTCTGCTTATCTCTACGCAGCGGGTGGTGGTACTGATCCACTCGGTCTTGCGTCTTTGATCCCCGATGATCCCACAACTGGTTCACTCGGTGGTCTGTCGCGCGCTTCTGAGCCACAGTGGCGCACTTCGTCCTATGACTTCAATGTTGGTGGCATCGATAGTACGAACATTGAAGAAGCTCTCGATGACGTGCTTATGGACCTCACTGTAAAAGGTGAGAAGCCCGACATCATGTTGTGCGGGCGTAATCTCTATCGTATCTACCGCGCTGCTGTCAGAGATAAGGTTATGATTAACCTTAGTGAGAGCAATGGTGGGAAGAAGATGATGGACCTCGGCTTTAAGGGGATCAGTCATCAAGGCGTTCCGATGATGTATGATGAAGACTGCCCTGTGAATAAGATCTACTTCATCAACTCAAAGTATCTACGCCTTCACGTTCTTAAACATGTGAACATGAAGGTGAAAGACCTTACGGCACCGTGGAATGTGGATGCAAACGGTAGCCGAGTTGTTTGGCAAGGACAGTTCTGTCTCTGGAAGGCTTACCGGACGCACGCTGTTCTCATTAATGAGTGAGATAGATGGCACAAGCAGTACAACTCAAGACCGATAAACCCGTACCGAAGTTTACAGTCGAAGAGGGTGGGGTTTATAAGCGTCGAGTCGCTGAGTATAATAAAGAGAAGCGCACGTTTGAATATAAGGAGATTGAGGAGCCTTCTAGCTATATCCTCAAGTTTCCGAAAGGCCACTCTATCCGCGTGAGAACCCGTGCAGAGGTAGAGCGTCTCGTTGGTGATCCCGAATATGTTGAACTCATCGATCTAGAGACTAGCGATGTAGTCGGGGCCATTCAGCGACCTCTTCCTACTAAGAAGAAAGGAGACAACTGATGGCTCAAGGTGTAAACTCTCAGCATTTCGATACGTGGAACCAGCAAGTAAATATGTACGTGCCTGATGCTCAATTCAGCGCGGACATTGACTATGTGACTGGTGAGTATCGAGCTGACTATGGTGCCGTTCCTACCCTCAGTGCGAACGGTATTCTCGCTGCGGGCAATTGGGCGGTAGCTGGTTCTAGTAACGTCTTCGTTGCTGACTACCGTACTAAACTCGGTCCCTTTGGTCGTCAGCTTTCCTTCGTATCACTCGCAACGGCTGCTAATGTGGTCACGATCCAAGGTCGTGATTACATGGGACAGCCTATTCGTGAGACGCTGACACTTAACGGTGCGACTGCGGTTAACTCACTGAAGATTTATCGCAGTCTCGATCTCTTGACGTGGACTGCTCCTAACGGTGCAGCTACAACGGTGAACATCGGTTATACTGATGTTCTCGGTGTGCCGTATCGTACAGTAGCGGTGCAGAACTGGCTCGAAGATGGTCTGAGTGCCACTCCGGGTACTGCTACGTATGGTGCATCTAATAGTGTACCGCAGACAGCAGGCAGCA